AGGAGACTCGCAGTAGAGCTAATGCTCGTGGCACGCCCTAGTGCTAATCTCGGTTCTCCCTCCGAATCTACCGAACGCGTCGCTGACGGATCGGAGCTGGGGGAGGAAACGCTCTCGGAAATCACCGCTGACACTGTCAGGGGTGGTATCCGGAGTATGTACCTTGCAGGTCAAAAATTGGTGAACATATGTTCAAACCGGATTCCGGTTGTCATACCGACGCCCAAGGGGCGACGCACCATGTCTCTGACCTTTAAGGCTGCCCTATCCTACGGAAAATCCACTTCAAAGAAGTGGTTCCAGGAGGCAGTCGGGCCGCAAGCGGACGACGCGGGTAATCCCATTGGGCTTAACCGTGCCGCTCGCACGCGGTTACGGAGTGACCTGAAAAGGGGGCTCATCTCACGGAGAGAAGCCACCTTTCTAGGCATTCAGTCCGCCTTAGTAGTCACCACTCGGTTCAAGATCATGGATCTAGAGGAGTGGGCCGGATTCCGGCACGAACTATTCAAGGCGTGTTACGAGTGTGGGAACATTTCCAAGTTCGGGAAACAATGGAAGAAGTTCACTACCGCCGTGCAAAACCAGATGTTGATGAACCAACTTCTCGCGGACCCAAGGGGTCAACTAGAAGAGATAATCAAATCTGTGCCAATCGCAAAGAAAACAGTGGATATTTTGTTAAGAACAAATATTCCGCTGCTCCGTCCGATGGGAATCCCACCGAAAGAGCGAATGTGGATTGTAGCTCATCTGACGCAGTCGAGATTCTTGCCGGGACCTTCCCGTAAAGAGTGTCTCAGCTCCGTCGTAGAGTTGAAGGAACGATTGACCGGACCGAGGCCCGACGGATCCCAATGGGAGTCCGACCGGGACCGAATCCGATCTATCGAAACTGCCTGCCAGCAGGTAGGAATGGAAAACCGGGATGCCCGGGGAGCGAAGGACGTGACAAAGTCACACCTTTCTCTTTCCAACTCCGCCTGTTTGGAGTACACCAGAATGCAGGGGGGAAAACTCGCCATATTATGGGGAGAATTCAAAGAGTTCTTGGATTCCAAGATCTCGTCCCACTTCAAACTTGGTGTGAAAGATGATGTCGACCTTTTCCGGGTTCGAGGACTCCTCGATTCCGTACTAAGGTCGGTCAATCGGAAAGACGCAAACCGACCGTACCCGAAGGTGCCAAGTCTCAAGGAGAAATACACCAAGGGCGAGATCGGAAAGCGCTTTTACTGGGAACTGCTCATCGCGCGTTCTCCCATGGGGAAAATACCTGATGAGATGAGCCCAGAAGACTTGTACGAATACAACAACCCGGAACTTCCGGCGGTGTTCCATGACCACCCGTTGTTGACCCGTTACCTTCCTACCGGCTTCGATTCGAAGGCCGGAGGGGTAGCGGATGCGTACCAGTTAGCTCGAATCAATCTGGAAAAAGAGATCGAGCGTCGAACCCGAGAGCAGACAGGTGTTTACGATGCCATTGGCAACGAAATCTGTCCGCATCGTTTTATCGACCTTCCAATTTGGAGGGCCGCTTACGTCTCGGAACCGATAGAAACAGAAAACTTCAACGAACCTCTACCACTGGTAGACGCCGATGGAGACACTGTTCTGGATCTCCGCTCAGGAATTGACAGCCGCCTTGGGATGCTGCTCTTCCTGTGGTCGGAGACCAAGTACAGAGAATGGAAGGCCAATGGCCAGCAACCGCTTCCAGTGGATCCGGTGCCTATCTCTGAACCGGGCGTAAAGGCAAGGATTGCAACCAAATCATTGATCTGGATCAACCTTTACCTATCGCCAGCAAGCCACCTTATCAAGGAAACGATGATGTCGATTCCAGGATGCCGGGTAGGCTTGAAAGGGTCGGACCATGCATGGAACTTCGAGGCGTCCTTTGGACGCCACGCAGCCCAGTGGAACGAGATTGAAGCAATCTCGACCTCTGATCTAACAGCCGCAACGGACTGGTTAGAACATGATATGGCCTCTCGCGGTATGAAGGCTTTCATCGCAGGGCGGTTCACGGAACACCCTGCGACGCAATACCTCGATCGCGCAATAGATCTTGTTTGTTCGCCTCGATTACTAATCGAGAAACCCTCTTGCTTCAATTTGAAGGGAGGAATCCGAAACAAACCGGTCTACAAAGATTACCTGAAAGGGGCGCCTGCATTGCAGGTCACCCATTCGGGAATCGATTACCGTGGGTTCAAAACGGTCAGGGCCGTCTTGATGGGGGAACCCCTCACCAAGATGATCCTGTCGTTGATGAGTATCGCAGCCGAGCGCGCAGCGCGCGCTAGCCATCTAACTCTCAACCCTTCGGTTTCCGATTACACGAAGTCGCGGCGGAAAAGGCATCAATATGCCTGCGCCGGCGACGACCACGTCGGAATCGGGAAAGTAGTCTACCTGAAACAGATACCACAGGTTCTGGAGTATTGGTCAGGCGAAATCTCTTGGGACAAGTATTGCATCTCGAAGTACGGGGCGCATTACTGTCAAGATTTCTTGGTTAAACCCGAGCCCGGAGCAAGCTACGCATTGCGTAACTTGTCCCGACTTGCAATGCAAGGCAGAATCGAGGATAAACCAAAGTACAAACTCGACCACGTTTGGCTCCGGCTTTTCTCTGATAGACGAAAAGTCGGCAGCGCCGTGTTCGAGGAAACCAATCCCTTCCCGGGCAAGGCCAAGCGTCTCGTTGAGAGCATGGTCTGGGCCCAATGGGATATCGACTTCCGCATCAATCTAACGCTCCTACAGAAACTCGGCCTTGGCCGGTGGTTTCCGTCGGAGTACCTGAAAGATGTGAGAAGTTACGTGCCTCAGTGTTTTGGAGGGAGAGGGTTATTGACCCTACCCAACATTGAACTGGTATTGCCAGAAACACTGAAATACTGTATCGTGCATTCCGATGACATCGCTGTTCGTATTGCGAACGGTTCGGGCGACTCGCGCAAATTGCGCGGAGTCATCCTAGATGAAACCGACAAAGCACTTAACAAACTGAAAGAACTCAAGGTCCCCGTTTACACGAAGGCCGAGGCCGAAAGCAGCAGTGCTGCCGAAGAGCTAGGAATGTTTGGAGACATGTCAAGGACATCTCTTAACTCCAAAGTTCGTCAGGATTTTTGCGATTACGAACAATTCGATCTCACTGAGAAGAAAGTTGCCGTCGTTGCAAAAGCGTTCAAAGGAGAGTCTGTCCTCAAGGAGGGCCAGAAATCATACGAAGGTCGTATGAGGTCTGTTGCAAAAGCGCAAAGACGCATCCTAGAATCGCGTGACATGCCGTCAACGCCCTCACTATTAGTGAGGACTGCCATCGCGCAGCCATGGGCTAGCAGCGAGAGACTTTATGTCCGCCGATCGGATCTAGAAGGCCTACTCCCAATGGGACTTATTCCTTCTTTTACCATACCGGTAACCTGTCTTGCAGGCTCAATGAGCCTAATCGACATGGGAAGCCGGGTCTTACCCCAGCGCGAGCAACGAACCGATGTCTTGGCCCAAACTGAATTGGACGCAATGTCGGAGAGCTGCTCATACGATGAATCAAGTCTTCCTTGATCGACAATGTCGGCCAAGGG